CTTAAAAGGAGACTGTGTGGTATGTGGTGGTGACACAGCCTCCATCTAAGAATTATATCATCGTTTAAACCAAGAAGGAAGACCTAAATGTGGACGCTTATCAAACATATTATCTTTTGCTCCAGGCGTTTTACGATTGTTATAATGCAAAAAAACTTGTACGCATTCTTTGCCTTTAAATTTTTCTCTCCAATGTTCTAGCTCACACCCAGAATAAACCAACATATCTCCTGGTTTTAAGTCTACTTTAACACCTTTTGTGTTATCCGATACATATCCAACACCCGGTTTGACACCACCTTTTTTAGGATCTGGTTCTAAATATATAGGCCAGTCATCGCCGCCAAGGTTCATAGTCGTAGATATTTCACAACTAAATCTATCTTTGTGTCTTTTTAAAATATCACCTTTTTTATAAATTCTAGCATATGTGTATGCAGGGTATAATTTTAACCCTGTTACTTTTTCCATTTCTGGTTGGCATTTTAACATCAAAGTTTCCATAGCAATATTTCCATATTGAGAATAAGTGTCTGGTATCTGTTCGTCTTTGTTTTCATAATGACCTAATATGTTTTCAAAAGGTGAAAAATATCTTGCAGCTTTACAGGTATTATAAACTTGTTTTTGCATTAAAAAATAATTTGCAACAAAAGCGGCTAAGTCTTTTGATATGGCTTGACGGATAACTGTATATTTGTTTTTTTTAAAACTCATTTTAAAAATAATTAAAATTTAATACTAATCTTCTTTTAGCATTTGTTGTAGTTGTACCTAAATGTTCTAAATTAGAATCAAAAACTATCATTCTATTTTCTACCGAATTTATTTTCTTTTTATTTTTTTTAAATTTAGTGTAACCATTATTTGTATTTAAATAATAGATAGCTGTTTTTGTGCCTTTATGTAAATTGTCAACATGATATTGACCTTCTAAAATTTTTTCAAAATAACTAGTGCTATTTATTTTAACTTTAATTAAAGATATACATTTTAATTTTTTTATAATAGGCAGCAACAAATCATAAAATTTGGAATTTGAATTGTGATTATCATAAAAGACATGTATGTATTTACTTTTATCTAAACCTTGTTCTCCAAAGTAATCAGTATAGTTAGAAAAATACCAAGGAAAAAATGTATTATCTACAATGTTTTCTTTTAAATCTTTAAAATTTTCTTCGCTTAAAAAATTATCAATTACTTTAAACATCTTTTGCCATTTCTTTTGGCACTGCTTGAATGTTCCAATGTATAAATCTAAATGGTTCAATACCAAAGTCTACCGCATACTCATGCTCTAAGTATCCTGGAAATATAATTAAAGTTCCAGGTTTGGGTCGTATGTGAAATTGTTCGTGACCAGGCCATACACCTTTTAAGTCTGGTTTCATTTTTAACTTTGTTGTTCTTGCACCGGTCTTTGGTTCGTGAAATATTGGAAAAGAAGTTTTGTCACTACATTTTAAAAAATAAAAACCTGACACATGTTGATTCCAATGTATGTGTGCACTGTGATGACCACCGCCTTTTTTAGCAAACTCTTGAACCCATAACTCACTAAACAAAGTAGTATATTGTGACATATCATAACCTTGGTGATCTAAATACTCCCAAGATTTTTGACCAATGTAATTTCTAAAATCTAAAAAATCATTATCGTTGGTCAATGGTGTTGAATGATAACTTCTTCCAAAATCACCTCTTTCTTTTATCCAAACTTTTTCTCTTTTACGAGCAGCAGCGATATATTTATTACTAGCTTTGTTTAAGGATTTAACAAACTCTGGTTTGTCTTCGTTCCAAATTATTGTACTAAAATAATTATTTATAAACATTATTTAAAAGGTCTTCCTAAATGCCAGACAACAAGACTGTATCTTGTGCCTGATGTCACTGGTTTAACTCTATGCCACACAAAACTAGGAAATATAATAATAGACCCTTTTGGTAATATCTCTTTGCATTGTATTCTATGTTTTGATTCATCTCGCATATGTGGATCATAGTTTCTAAAATCAAATTCTAATTCTCCACCACTATATTCTGAACCATCGGTTAGTTGACAAGTCATAGATAGTTTTCTAATTTTTCCGTGATCAGGTGTGTCCGGTTTATTATAGGGTTTATCCCAACTGTCACAATGCCAATCATAATATTGATTTAATTTATATTTTGTAAATTGACAAGATTCAGATCTATCCCACTCAAAATTCCAACCTGCATTTTCGTTAGCCATGTGAACGTATGGATGTAATTCTTTATATATCCAAGTATCATTAAGCCATACTAAATCAGAGTTTCTTTTTCTTTTTAAATTCAATACTTCTTGTTTATTTAATTTTCTATTTCCATATCCACCAGTAACAGCCATTTCTTCTTTTTGTTGATTGGCGTAAGCTATTACATCATCACAAAATTTAGGTGTTAGCACACCACTAAAATACCAATAATAATTAGATATATTCATACAATATAGTTTGCACAAAATTTAAACTGTCTTTGTGGTTGTTACTTATGTAGTACATATTTGTAGATGGAAACATTATAAATTTATTGTTTTCTAAAGGTATGTCCCAGCTTCTGCCTTTACGTCTATTATCTTCATAATGTATTCTAACCATGCAGTCTTTAACTTGAACGCCATATAACAATGTGTAATCTGGAGAGTTACGTAAATCTACTGGATCTATATTTATAAAAGGTTGTGATATTTCTCCTGGTTTATAGATGTTACCAAAAGTATCTTTGTTAACTAAAATAAGTTCATATTCTACACCTATGTGATCTCTTACATAGGTGTTTAACATATCAAATGTTCGTGAAAACGGAAAATTTTTCTTGTGAGTTACTGATAGTAAAATATCGTTTAATAATTTATTTCGGTTAATGTCCCAATCTTTAGGCATATCAACATCACCAAAATATAGTGCTTGTTCGCTTAATACTTTCTTGTGCATACCACCACCATTTTTAATCTATGCTCTTTCGTCTGTCAAGTCCCAAGATTGGCCTGATTCATTCCAATGATATCTCCAAGAATGTGTGCCAGCTTCATTTTGTGAAGTTTGTTCTGCAGTTAATGCTGGAGCATCGCCGATTGGTGATTTCCAAGTTGCAGTTGCAATGTCTTTTACCCAAGATGCATAAGGTGATTTACCCCAAAAAATTTGATTATCTTCATCCCAAGTATAACCTATACCCGCGTAGTTTCCTCTAAATGCTTTTGAATCGTCACCAGATCTATGTTTATTTTGATAAGTGTTATAAGATGTTTGAATCCACATTTGTGCAGGCCAGTTGTTATGTCTTTCTAACCATTGTTGACCTACTGCTTCATCTTCCACACCGTCAGCATTTAACATCTTATCGTTATCCATAGTTAACACTTGAATAACTTTTCCGTTAACTCCTAGTTTTGCAAAATGTGCCATAATGTTTCTCCTTATATATTAATTTTAATTATCATTCAACTATTGAAATTTGTATCTTATTATTACAACCCCTGATCCACCAGTTCCGCCACTACCGCCTGTTGATGCTCCACCGCCACCACCGCCTCTGTTAGCTGTGCCTGCAGTTCCAGAACCACCAGGATTTCCACCTGCTCCAGCTCCACCACCTTCTGTGCCTGTTCCCCCTGTGCCAGCAGGTCCATATGAAGAACCTCCACCACCGCCACCAGAGTATCCTGTTCCAGAACCTGAAATACCAGTCGTTGCTCCTAAACCACCATTACCTCCGGGTGATCCTCCAGGAGGTGAATTACCTCCAACACCTAAAGCTCCACCACCGCCACCACCACCAGCGATACCTGCATTCATTCCTGAACCACCATTAGTTCCTTGAGCTGGACTTGTAGGAGGAGTATTTCCATTTCCTCCTCCTTGAGGGGCTGGAGGCCCTACGCAACCACCACCGCCACCACCTGATCCACCATTTCCACCGGTAGTATTAGCGGCTCCCAAACCACCACCAGCTGATGTTACTGTTGAAAACACTGAACTAGAACCTGCAGAACCTGGGTTTTTTCCTGGAGCAGATCCACCAGATCCACCACCTCCAACTGTTATCGGAAAAGATGTGGGAGATGCGGTAACTGATATTTCTGGTGCACCATCTAAAGGACTAGCTGTGTATGGAGTTACTGGACTTTTATCTTCTCTAAAACCTCCAGCTCCACCACCACCTTGACCATTACCATTAGTGCTTGCTCCACCACCACCTCCAGCCACTACTAGATAACTAAGTTGATTGTTGGCTGCAACTGATGCTACTTCTGAAATTGCAAAAGTTCCAGGGCCTGTAAATGTATGAATTTTGTCATTACCACAAGTGGTAACTGTTCCACCTGTTGCTACTATAAAAGGATTGTTATCTGCAGAACTTTGAAGCCCGTCATCTGTTACTAACCAACCTCTTGTTGAATCTATAAAAATTAATGTAACTGCTATTCCATCATCAGATAAAATAGCATCATCTGTTGATCCTCCAATTTTATCTGAACCATTAGCATCTATTGTACAATTGTTTTGACCAAATGTATTAGCGTAATCTTTTATTGCAACTACAGCTCCTGCAGTTCCGGCTGGTAAATTAACTGTTACTGCTCCTCCGGTTGTATTTACAAAATATCCTTCTCCAGCAACTGCTGTAAAAGTTGTTGTTTTAACTGTTGTTGTCCATGATGCAGCACCAGTCGCACCAAAATTTGTTGCTGTACCCTGGTTGTTAATCGTTGCACCTGAGGGGATTGTGAATGTGTCACCACTATCTCCTAAAGTTACTTCTGTGCCTGATCTTGGACTAATTTTATTTACTTTTATTTCACTCATAATTTACCTATTGAAACTTGTACCTTATTATTACTATACCAGATCCACCTTGACGTGCAGGAGCACTAACTGGATTAGGATAACCATTACCACCTCCACCACCACCTAAATTAGTTCCTCCAGATGTACCATTATTTCTTGAATCAGTTCCATTTCCACCACCACCTGGTCCACCAGTTGCACGGTTTCCGTTATTAGCTCCTCCAGGTGCATCAGCAGCACCTCCACCGCCACCGCCACCACGGGTTACAGGAGATCCTGTAATTGAATTAGCAACACCAGCTCCACCACCACCTGCAGTTTTATCTCCAGGCGCTGGACCAGGAGCACTAGCTCCTGCAGCGTTTGCTCCACCGCCACCACCACCCGTTTGAGTAGATGTACATCCAGTGTTTGGTTGACTGTAAGTTCCTGTTCCACCATCATTACCTTGAGGAGGACTAACAGGAGGAGTGTTTCCATCTCCTTTTGCACCACCTGGTCCTGTTCCTGCTCCACCACCACCGGATCCACCATCTTGACCAGCAGGTCCACAAGGACCTCCACCTGATCCACCACCTGCAGAAGTTATCGTTGAAAAAATTGAATTTGAACCTGGTGTTGGAAAAGTTCCACCACCTCCAACTGTAATTGGAAAAGGACTAGCTGTGATAGGAAAAGCACCCGCATTACAAGATGGACTTGGAAAAGTTGTTCTGTGTCCACCTGCTCCTCCACCACCTGCTCCACCAATACCACTACCACCTCCTCCACCACCTGCTAAAACTAGATAGTCTACATTACCTGGTCCACCACCTGGAACACAATTACCTAATTGTGAAACACAAAATGTTCCTGGACCTGTAAATGTATGAACTTTAAAATCACCAGTCGTTGTAATAGTTCCGCCGGTTGCTACTGTAAATAAAGGCTGTTGAAAACTAGAATCATTTTCAGCTGTTGGAAGCCAACCTTGAGTGCCATCAACATAAACTAAAGTAACTGCCTGTCTATTTACTGTAATTTGTCCGTTTGCTGTACCACCTTCAAAAGGCGAACTGTTTCTATTAATTGTAATTTTATTTGTTGCTGCTTTTCCCGCGTAATCAGCTATCGCCACTATATCTCCCGCGCTTGGCGACGAGGGTAGTGTAACAATAACCACACCTGAAGTTGTGTTTACAAAATAACCTTTACCACTTTCTGCAGTAAAATCTGATGTTTTAGCTGTAGTGTCCCAATTAACTGAACCTGATCTACCGAAACCTGTTTGTGATGCTCCACTTGCAAGAGATACTGTATCACCACTTGCACCAATTGTAATTGCTGTTCCTGATTGAGAAATTATTACTCCACCATCAGCAGCTTTATAATTATCTGATCTTATGTCGTTTCCGGTCACAGTAACTGTGTTACCTGACGCTCCAACATTTATTGCAGTTCCACATTTATTGATAATGTTTGAATCATCTGAAACTTTTGAAATATTATCTACTTTTATTTTACTAGTCATTATTGATATTTATACCTTATTATTACAATTCCGCTACCACCTGTGCTAACTGATCCAGGATTATAAGTTGGTGAATCTTGCATGTAAGCGCCACCTCCTCCTCCAGTATTTGCTGATCCTGCAGTCGCTGCACCACTTGGACTTTCACCATGAGCTGGTTGACCAAAAGATCCCCTTCCTCCACCACCAGGTCCTCCTTGAGGTTGTCCAGGTCCACCACTTGCTTTTACTCCACCACCGCCACCACCATATGTTACAGGTGATCCTGTTATTGATGTTGTTGCACCAGCACCACCATGATTGTATTCGGTAGGGTTGGGACCTGCTGGTCCAGGCATTGCACTTGGACCTGGGTTAGAAGGTGTATCGGGCGCACATCCACCTGCTGTTGTTGCTCCACCTCCACCGCCACCATGACGGTATGAATTAGATGACGAAGAAGGAAATCTAGTTGATTCTCCACCAGGATTACCTTGAGATGGACTAGTTGAAGGTGTGTTTCCGGCACCACCTGCATCAGGAGAGGAATTAGTATAACTTCCTCCTCCACCGCCTCCGGATCCGCCAGTATTTCCTGCAGCAAAACTTCCGCCACCGCCACCACCTGTTGCTGTAATCGTTGAAAATGTTGAAGGTGATCCATCATCACCTTGATTAGGACCACTATCATCAGCTCCACCTGCTCCAACTGTAATTGGATAAGATTGTGCTGTTACTGTTACTCTATTTGGTGCGGATGGATAACCATCTAAAGGACTAGCAGTATATGGAGTTGTTGGAGATTTTACTTCTCTAAAACCACCAGCTCCGCCACCACCACCACCAGAACCACCACCATCTGCTCCAGCTCCACCACCACCAACAACAACGTGAGATACTGTATTGTCTGCGGCTGTATTAGAAACGGAAACTACTTCAAAAGTTCCCGGACCTGTAAATGTATGAATTTTACAATTACCTGACGTTGTTACTGTTCCACCAGTAGCAACTAAATTAGGATTTCCTGTTTCTGAGCTAGAAGTTTCTTGAACGTTAATCCAACCCTCTGTAGAATCAATGTAAACAAAAGTACCTGCTTGACCATCTGCATCTAAAAATGCCGGAGCCGCTACACCACCTATTTTTTCTGAACCATTTGGAGTTATTTGTAAAGCATTAGTTCCAAAAGTTCTGGTATAATCTGCAAAAGCAACAATAGCTCCCGCCGATCCAGCTGGTAAACTTGCATTTACACCACCACTACTTGTGTCCACAAAATATCCTTCACCATTGGCTGCTGTGAAATCTGCTGTTTTTTTAGTTGTTTGCCAATCTACACTTCCTGATCTTCCAAAACCAGATTGAGATGCTCCTGAAGCAAGTGTAACTGTATCACCACTAGCACCTAAAGTTATTGTAGTTCCAGATTGGCTAACAATAACACCTCCGTCGGCAGCTTTATAATTATTAGATCTAATGTCATTACCTGCAACAGTTACTGATTTACAAGCTGCTCCAACTGTAAGATTAGTTCCGCATTGTGTATCGACTGTATTTACTTCTATTTTTGACATTATACTATTACTAATACTCCTGTTACTGTAATTGTTCCGGGTATTGTAACAGGCCCTGCTAGCACAGCATTTTCAATTGTTTGTGTACCGTCGATTGTACCTGCTTGATTATTTATAAATTCATTTGGAGCTGTTTGACCTCCAATGTATTGGATTCCATTTATTATT